AGATCAATATGACCGATATGACGCTCTAGGAAGGAAACTTACATGTTCCTTCTTAGAAAGTCATGGTTATACAATTGAGCCAAAGGAGGAAGAAGATTACAACATAGACATTGTAGCCTACAAAGACGGTAAAAGATACTTCTTTGAAGTAGAAATGAAAAATACCGCTTTTACTGATATGAATAGTTTTCCATATTCTACTGTTTCTTTTTTAGATAGAAAGAAAAAATTTAGTAAAGATCATTTGTTCTTTTATATAATTATAAGCAGTAAAACATATGCAGCTCTAATTGTAAGATCTGATAAGATTTTTAAAAAAGAGTACTTAGAGAGGTTATATATTAATACGAAAGAAAGATCTGGAGAAGATTATTTCTACAGAATACCAAGAGAACTTTGTAGATTTGTACCACCTGAACAATTTTTAATAAACAATAATGTATAAAATACCTATCATATATAACATGCCTAAGACTGATAAGTCTGAACTTTACTTAGATTTAGCTGTAAGAATCGCTCAAGAATCTTACTGTAAGAGACTCCAGGTAGGATCTTTAATCGTAAAGAACGGAAACATTATCTCTTTTGGGTATAATGGAACTCCTTCAGGGTTTCCAAATGTATGTGAAGAAAATGATATAACCTTTGAATACGTACTCCACTCAGAATCCAATGCAATTACTAAAGCATGCAAGAGTCCTATCAGTACAGAAGGAGCCGTTATGTACTGTACTCATGCATGCTGTGTGCATTGTGCTAAGTTGATTATTCAAAGTGGAATCACTACATTTGTATATCTAGAAGATTATAGAAATAGAACAGGATTAGAACTATTAATAGCAGCAGGTCTAGATGTAATCAAAGCAAAAACAAATTAAAACAATATGGCAATCACAGTAAAAGGACACCGAGTATTACTCAACCGTCCTAAGAGAGAAGAAAGACTCATTCAACTTACACCAGAGATGGAAGAAGAGTTGAACATGAAAGAGTTGGCTAACCTTAAGCGTTTAGAAGTATACGCTCTCGGAGAAGAAGTAACCAACGTAAAAGTAGGAGACTTCGTTTATGTAAACATCATGTACCTTCAATCAGCAGAGTTAGTTGAAGTAGAAGGAGAAGAAAAGATCATGGTAAGTGATCGAGACATTGCTATCGTTTGGTAATTAAAAAGACAAATATGTTATTCTATTACAGCGAAAAAGAAAAAATCGAGAACGGTGAAGAGATGGAATTGATCATCAAGAAAGGTTTCTCTTTTAACATCCACAAGGTTCTTATGACTTACCCTACAGAGAATGGTTTAGCCGTTGTCTTAGAAGGTAACGCTGATAAACTTAACCCTGTAGACTATCAATACAAAATTGATCCTGCAACTAAGCAAAAAGTTCCAGTAAAAATCACTAAATTTGAAATCACAAGTGAGCCAATCGTAGTAGAGCTGAAAGTGAAAGAAGAAGTTCTTGCTTTCTTAGCTGCTACAGGAGGACCACAAGCGATGTAATCATAGTTTTAGTTTATTTAGTTTTAGTTTTTAGTTATTTAGTTTACCAACCAAAAGAAAAGGGGCTCTTAATAGGGCCCCTTTTTTTATAATCTTATTACTCTTGGATGTTCTATCCCGTTTGCTATGACGACATCTAATCCTAGTATACTTTCTATCACAACATCGTCTTCTTCCTCTACTCCCATTTCTTTTAATAGATCCTCAAACTGATCCTCTGTAAGCAGTACCACATTAGGTCTTACTGCTAACCCATCCTTCTCTGAGTCTAAATAGAACTGGTTTATAAGTTTATCTATATCTGCTATCTTAATCATCTTAATTTTATTTAAAGCGAATATAAAACGAATATATTAAATCCGTATCTTTTTCTACTAAATCAAACGAAACTCCTGGATAACCAGGACCAAAGTTATTCATTATCCACTTAGAAGAGCCGTACATAGACAATACATTCCTATATCTAAACTTGTAAACTTGCTGCATGCTCTCTGTATGTAGGTCACCTTTTACTATTGAGATGTTTTTATTCTCTCCTAAATTGTGGTGATCTATATACTTGTTAAGGAAATTTTCTGCTTTCTCAGTTAAGAAAAGGGGAAGACCATGCTTAAGATCCTCAGAGTCTTTTCCATGAGTAAAAATAAATGTATGTTTTCCATAGTCAAAATGTTCTAAGAACTTCTCCATTATCGTTACTTTGATAAAAGGATAAGCCGTATTTAAATAAAGAGTTAGTGCTTGGTTAGTTATGTAGCCAAAAGAACCTGAGTGGTTATCTTCTGTCTGCATAATAGCATGAATGTTATTAGCTAAGTTTTTTTCTACTAACAGGTCAAAGAATCGCTTATGAGCATAAAGATACGTCATAAAAGACTCCTTATTGTTCATGTTCTGGGGAAGTGCATGTCCTCCTCTAGTAGTATGACCATTCCAACCATCTAATGAATCTCCTAAATCACAAATAAAAAGATCTTCTAACCTTCCATAGGTCTTTACTTGCTTCTCTATCTCTTCTAATACTCTCATCATACGTACTTCGAAGACATCTTCGTTGTACTGATTGTTGAAAATAGAGTTAGGATGAGTAAGAGCACCTACGTGTTTGTCACTCATGTAGACGAATAAGCCTTTCTTAGACGCTATAGGAGACTTTCTAGGTGTTGGGTACGGAGTTATATTAGATTCTAGGAAAACCTCTCTGAGAACGTTCTCTATGTCTTGAGGAAAAGTGTCCTCAGGCTTTATAGAAGCAAATAAGGCTGACACTAGCCAACCTGATTGTTTTTCTTTACTCCAATACTGTACTAATCTCCACTTAGATCTATCTATCTTGTGGATTTCGATGATTTCTTCAGAAGATCTAGGTTGAGTAGAAACTAGTTTAGATACCTCAAGGGTACCTTTATCTAGATTCTCATCATAAGTTCCTGTAATTTGTGTAGGTTGATCGTTAGGCGTTAAAGGTTTATCTGCACCCAACTTATACATTGCAGTTCTTTTTAAGTCACGAACTCGCTTAGCTCTTAGTTCATTATATACTTCTGGTTGGTAGTTGAAACGAATAGCAACTTCTAAAGCTGACTCATCCGTATTTGGATTATCCATGTAGTGTTGGATAATCTGTTTTGAGATTGGCATCATAGGCTGGTAGGTTAAAGTATTAACCCTATGGTTAACAAAGCTATAGCAAATAACCCGCCTTTCAAAACGTTCTTTAAAGTTTTAATTGTTTCTGCTTGAGACCTAACTTTAGTATCTAAGCGAACTATCTCTACTTTAGCGGTATCTAAAGCCTTCTTATAGTTAGGGATAATAGAATCTTTATACAAGGATAACTGAACGCTATCTGTCTTGATAATCTTCTTAAGACTTACTACTCTCTCACGTGCTTGAATTCCTTTTAGGAACTCATCATTCAACTCCTTTAAGGGTAAGCTGTCTACTGATTGTGAGTAAGAATTTTGTGCCGTCAATATCAGGCATAGTGTCAATAGCAATCTGAATTGTGTCATACTTTAGGGTGATTTGTTCGTAACGGAAATACTCTTCGTGCTTTATATGTTCTAGAGAGTCAATCTTTTCAAAGTAGGTATCGTTTTGTTTATCTATAGAATCAATAAAAGATATTACTTGGTTAGTATCTTGTTCCTGTACATACTCATACTTAAAAAGTAAGTAAGCAATGATGAAGAAAAAGATAATATTAAGTTTAATCGAGAGGTTTTTCATTATCGTGGTTAAATTTATGTTGATCTATCTTTGCTAAGATCTGAGATAGTACACTGTTGTTTATTACTCCTACTGTGTTAGCATTCTTAAGAGCACTAATAAGTTGGAAGACGATAAAAGGAGCACAGAAAGTTTCTGAAAGCCAGAACGTACCATCAAATCCTTTCTCTACCATTAAGATAGCAGAAAGAATCATTACCCAAGCAAACAAAGTCTGAAGTACTTTAACTGCTTTTCTTGTTTGAAAACCAATCTTCTTAGTACCTGCCCATACACCAAAAAATCCATCTACAAATACAACAGCAACAATCGCTAAGTATTGTTCTGCGTTATCTGCAGTTAGATTTAAAAAATATGTGCCCAAAAAGGCACATACTGTGGTGATAGTTACTAAAAGGGTCTTCATCAATTAAGCGTTGTAAGCAATAATAGATCCTGAAGCAAGTGTTATAGAAGAGATAGTTGTTCCTTTAGCTACGCTAATCTTCATTCCTGGTGCCAAAGTAACTCCTGAAAGACCTAAGCTTGTCATAAGACTAGCTGCGTTCTGATCCAAGATAGCACTAACTACAGCTGATGCGTTAACAACAAAGTACTGAAAAGTACCTGTAACTGGTGATGTGCCTGAGATTACTTTACTGCCGTTCATACCTGCTTCCGCAGTTACGCTAGCGTTGATGCAACAAAGTTGACCTTCGATGTGACGAAGTTTCTTTGATTGCTCTCTGAGAATGTCATGTGTTTCCATAAATATTTATCTTTACGACTGTTAAGTCCGACCGTAGTCCGTATAACAAAAATACTTTAATTAAAAATAAAGTCAAGAAACTAGGGGGACTATTTTCCCCTTAGTCTCTCCTTAGCTCTTTTATTTTCTAGACTTTCCTGTTTAGACTTTATCTTTTCTCTAATAAAATCTTGTGGGTTATTCTGTATTTGGTATCTTTTAATCTCCTTATCTAGATCTGCTGCTTCTGAACTACCCAAAGAAGAAGCAAACTTTCTATTTCTATAGTATGCTCCTACATATGAATATTGTTCTCCTATTGTTTCCATGGTTTTCTCTAGGACTAGTATTTCGGAAATCTTAGCGTCTCTTTCTGCTCTATCTGTTATTATCTCTGAGGGCTTTACTGACTTCAACTCTTTCTTTATTGCTGTTACCCTCTCACTTAACTCATTATAGCTTCCCATTGGATCTAGTTTAATTCTTCTTTCCTCTGTGAAGTCT